AGTCAACAGGCAACTGCTTGGTGAAATATTCGACGTAGTTCAGCGCTGGCGTATCGTTAGAAATGTTCATGTTGGCCTCTTATGAGTAGTAAGTGACGTTGAGCTTTGCGCTTGCAGTTTGCTCAATAAATCGAATTTGTGTGAGGTCACCGTCATACTGCAAAGTAACACCAGCGGCCAAGGGCATGCCGACAGTCGCGGTAGGGGCCACACCATCATCGCGCCAACGCACGCCTTGTGTTTCGGGCGTGATGATCGCAATGCGAGGAGTACCGGCTAGACCGCTCAAATCTTTTTTCGGAACAGTCAGCGCAGTAGACGCGCTCAAGCTGGTTATCTGCTGATAACCCATTGTTGAGGTAACTGCTTTTAAGTTAATAGCCATCAAAATCTCCTTCGTTCGGTGAATGACCGAATTTTAACTACCAATTGGTCCAAGTATGCCTCAACGGATTCAAAAAATCCACCATTGAAGAACGAACCACCAAAAAATGGGCCTTGACTCATCAGAATGTGTACCATTGTGTTGCGGTTGTAGCCATCAATTCAATGGTTAAACCAGCAATTAAAGAATAGGCAGCGTTAGCGCCTAGCGCGTTGATCTGACCACCCGTTGCAGGGTAAATCTTCAATGTATCAAGAGCATCGGTATTACGCACCAAGATACGCATACCAGCCACAGCAGTAGGCAACCGCACACCGTCAGCAGCAGCAGCCACCACGGTCACGTTGTTGATGTTTGACACTAGCGCGGTAGCAGTGCCTTGCGTAGAACCAGCGGCAGAAACAGCGGCAGAGATGCTATCAATTACCAAGCCGTTCAGCGTTGTCGTACTGGTTGCGCCTGATACGGCAGAACCGATAGCAATGGTAGTTGTCGAGCCAGAAGCGCCAGCAGTGCCAATGTTTAGCGTTTTTAAGCTGCCTGAAGTAGTTGCGCCAGCACCAAATGAACTTGTTTGAGCGCCTGTACTACTTGCTAAAGTAGCTGTTCCACTATTGCTAAATGTAGCAGCAGCAGTAGTTCCATTAAGAAAAGCATTTCCTTGAACAGTTAGTACACCGTCAACGTAGGCGTTTGCTCCAGCAACCAAGTTGCCATTTACCGATAGCTGACCGTCAATGTACAACTTCTCGGTGTCGATCTCTAGCGAGTTTGCCGCAGTGTTGTATTGAAAAACGGTGTCGTTGGTTTGTCCAACAATGTAAACACGGTTAGCTGCACCGCTGTCAATAAACATTCCACTTGGGGTTGTATCTTGAAAACCAACATAAAAGTTATTGACTAGGGTTGCTGTGCTTACGTTCCATGCTGTGCCAAGGTTGTATTCCCAAATGTCGTCACCAGCTTGACCAAGAACCCACATTTTCAAACCGTCAGCGCTTAGGTTAACTTGTTGTGGTGTTCCTTCTTGTGAGGCAACACTAAAAGAAATGCTCCCATAAGATGCTGTTGAAACATCCCACGCTGTTGAAAGTGCGTATTGAAAAACAGTGTCTGCTGTTGTGCCAATAACATACATTATTGTGCCGTCTGACTTAAACCATAGACCAGTTGGCGCTGATTCTTGTGTTGTGACGCTAAAAGATTTGCTTGCGTAAGACGCTGTTGAAACATTCCAAGCTGTGCTAAGGGTGTATTGAAAAACAGTATCCGTTGTGTTGCCCATGATAAACATGGATAAACCATCAGGCTTAAAGAATATATCGTTTGGGGCAGAGTCTTGTGCTGAAGTGGAAAACACAGTCACAAAAGTTGCAGTTGTAATGTCCCACGCAGTACTAAGCGTGTATTCGTTTACATCATCACCACTAGCGCCGTTGACGTACATCTTTGTGCCAGCAGAACCAATAAACAAACCTGCTGGTGTTGCTTCTTGACCTGCAATAGAAAAGCTAGTTCCAGAGTAAAGCCAACCCGTGATGGTTGTGTTTTCTATCAGCGTTGATTGACCAGTTGCAGTAACCACAGCAACTTCGGTAAGCGCAGCAGTTCCACCAGTGATTGCCACCGCGTTGGCGTTTTGTTCCGCCATAGTTCCCACGCCTGACAGCGTATGAGTAGCATCCCACGCCGTAGCGCCAGTGCTGCTAAAAGAACCATCGGCGGGTGTGGAGTGGGTTACAACTACGGTCATGCTAAGAACCTTAACTTGTACAGCGTTGTCAAATAGAGCTCAACAATATTGTCAATCAACTGTTGCAATGACGAGTCTTCTTTGTCGCACACTTCGTAACGGCCTTTTTCAATCTCTGCAAGTTGGTCTTGCAAGAACTCGATGATGTTGGTCGTCTTCTTGGCCGCTGGAATGGCAATAGGCCCGATCAAGCCATGACGGCCTTGGTAGGCTTCAGCAAACGCGTCAGCGTGGTCAATGACCGAGTCATAGAACGTATTCAAGGCTACATGCTTGGAGTAGCTGCGGGTGTTGAGGTGCACTGAGTGGGCCACATTGCGGCCCAAGAACAGCAAACCCATCAATTGTGCGGCGTTCATTGTTGTGGCTCCATAGGTTGTTGCTCCATGCCCACGTCCATCTGTTGCATAGGCATTTCAGGGATGCCACCAATCTGGCTATTAGACTCCATGGCCGCGGCCACCACGCCCATAGCAATATCTTGAATCTGCTGCTCGTTCATGCCTGCCTGCGTAGCGGTGATCCGCTGCGTTTCAGCTTGGTATGCCTTGATCTCAGCTTCGTAGTCCTTGCGGCGTTGCTCTTGCACTTCGATGGACTTGCCCACGTTTTGAATCATTTGGTGCATGTTCTCCATCTCCGCACCCATGGCTTGGATTTGTTGCTCAGCAGCCTGCAATTCAGGTGACTTGTCGTCGTCAGCCAAAATGCTTGGGTCAATGGTCTTGCGGAAGCGCTTAGACATCTCTTGCGCGCCTGGCCAGTCCATGTTCTTAACAAACAAGTCGCCAGCCACAGTCCACAGCTGGGGGTTACCCTGCAACAGCTGAGCCATGGCTTCCAGCGCCTCTTGGCGCTTGGTTGCGTAGCCTGGGCCGGTGGTAGCCACCACGTCGTACTTGCCGACGCCTGGGTTGTAAATCTTCTCGATGACAACACCTTGCTCATCTACAATCTCTTTCACGGGCTCTTGCTGCTCGGGGTTAATCTTGGCCATCTTAGTCTCGCCATCCTCGCCGATCACACGCGCAATGCGCTGTGTGTCGTAGATTTTGGGGATCAGATCGACCAGCTGGCGGGCGATGTGGCGCACGCCGCGAGCCAAGTTGTCACCGTAGTGGTACGTACCAACGTCACCCTCTTTTTGGCGCGCCAAGATGGCTTTACCGCTTCTTTCGTTCGAGCCCATGCCCAGAGATGCGTTGTACTGGCCGGTGGTCGACTTGATGTCCTCCGCCGCGCCAGATTTAGCCTGTAGCAAACCAGATGACGCCATCGGTGGCTGCGCGCGAGCGGGCAGTGGCAACATATTGCCAGCACCGTCGGTCACATCAGGGTTTACCTCAAGATATGGCCAATTGTTGGTGTTGGCTGTTTTCCACTTGTCTTCGTAGCCCTCGAACTGGCCGCCGTAGCCAATGAACGGAGCCTTGGGTGCCAAGGCCAGCATCTCTGCTTCTTGGCTGACCCAGTAGTTGTACATGCGCTGGGCATCTTTGGCGTTGCGCACTAAGCCCGACACGTACAGACGACCGTCAACTTCAAACTCATTGCCCACAATGCGGATGACCGGAATCCACTTGCCAGCCCACTCGGCTTCTTCAAGGATTTCGTAGCCGTTGATCTTGCAGTACTTGACCTTGGGGTTGTCGACAGTGCGCTTGTTCTTAGGCTTGCCGTAGATAGCCTTGAGCTGCTTATCTTCAATCGTGCCTTCAAAAGCCGTGATGTTGCCTGGGTACAGGTGCAACGTGGCTTTCTCGTAGTCGATGTAATAGTAGTCAGCGATCCGAACCGTGTCCTCGTTCAGCCAATTGCTGATGGACTGGTCACCCACGCCCAGCGACTGCAACGTCGAGATGGGCGCAGCGTTGGGGTACATGCGCTCGTACTCAGCCTTGGTCACGTCCTCAGTGATAAAGCACCACTTGGCATCTGCGCCAGTTGGGTCTTGAATCAGTGGGTCCATGTAGACCGAGAATGAGTTGCGCACACGGCCAATTTTGATGTCTTGATCAAACGTGTTCGGGTCGCAGTACTCAGTCAAGATGCGGATGTAGCCTTCGCCGTAGGCGACTTGGTTCTCACACGCTGTGTCGTACGCCACGTCGGCGTCCGAGATGTACTCGATGTGCCTGATCATGCCGTTAAACACCTCGGCCACTTGCACGTCAGCGTTGTCATCCACGGGGATGACCTTGGCGCCTGGGCGGTTCTGACGCATGTCGTTCGTCACTTGACGGACGTGCTGCGGCAGTTTGTTGATGGTCAGCGTGGGTCGCGCGTTGATGGTCTGCCCCTGCACCGCACCGCGGGTGGCCAAGACGTCCGCTGGCCACTGCCAGTGGTTGTCAGGCGAGCCGGCGTAGAAGCGCAGGTCGTCCATCTCATCTTCGCGGCTCTCAGCCAGCGAGGCCACGGCCATGTCCAGCCGCGAGCGCGCGACCGTTAAGATGTCAGAGTCAGATTTGAGAGGTTTGCCGCCAGCAGCTACGTTAGCCGCGGCGACCATGCCGGTTGGATCAGCCATAGAAGACTCCAGTTATGTGTGGCTCACGCATGACGACGTAATTCTTTTTCTCATACGTGAACTCTTGGCCAACGCCAAAATATAGACAATCGCCGACTTTAATCTCTTTGCAGTCAGGTCCAATGGCAATGGCTTTGCCAGTTTCCATGGGGTCGCCCGCTGGCAGGATGAACATGCCCTGCTCCTCAACATCACGCTCAATGATGACGCAATCTTTTAGTGCTCTCATTTTTTATTCTTTAAAAAATTAGCTGCGTCTTCAGGTGTTTTTATCCCCAATGCATCTGGATTGACGCCGACATCCCTCATGAAATACTCTTTCCACGCAGTTGGATGATTCGCAGATTTAAGCATTTGACCGCCTGGCAACGACGAAGGCCAATGAAAACGGCTGCTGTCATAAGGATCGCGTTCAGGCATTACCCCTGCTTTCCATGCCGCCCTGTAATCATAATCTTTGGTGTTTAAATCTGGCTCTTCGTTGTATTGGTTTTTAAATTCTTTAAACCAATCTGTGCCACGAATCCAATTTTGAAACAGCGCTTCGTCATCAGGTGCTTTAGCCATGCGTGTGCGAGCAACTTGTGCTGCAAGCATGGGATAGCCAACATACGCGCCCATTTGATTTGCAAGCGCGTTTGATGGGTTAGGTGCTAACGCATTTACAGGCATTATTTCTTCTTAGCCGTCTTGGCAGAGTCTTTAAAGTCTTTGGCGGTGGGTGCAGCTTTAGAGCCGACCTTGTTCATCTTTTCGCCAGAGCCAGCTTTAATGCGCTCTTGTTTGGCGTGAATGTTTGCGTACAGTCCAGGCTTTTTCATTTCAAGCTCCCATCCAACCGGTTGCGACCATGCCGCGGTCTGAGATGACGCGGCGTTTTGGCTCAGTATACTCCCTGTGAGCCACAGGAAACGCAAAAGTCACGCAGATAGCGTCTGCCGCGTCGGGTGAGGCCAGTCCGCGTGCTTTCATGTCCTTTTTCGACTCTAGGAAAATGGTCCCTTTCGAGTCAGGCTTCATCATAGGCGAAATCAGGTCGGTTTTCAAGAACCGATCCTTTGGAATGCTTGCAGATTTGAGCCATTCGCGCATCTGACCCCACATTTCAGCCCGTTTGTTGCCGTACATGATGGGTTTAGACGACTTATTGCCAAAATTCACGCCTTTGATCTTGTAGCGCTGCTCTTTCAAGCGGTCCACAATGCCCGCGCCCAGCCCGCCCTCGTCGATCACCACCATGGCAGGCTTAAATTCGTCGATTATTTCGATGATGTGCCCCACCACGGTCATGGTGTCGTCGCCGCGGTGCCTGTCGATGCGCACGATGTCCCGTCCTTGCCTGATGGCGATCACCGTTGCGTCCGCGCCGTAGCGCGCAGGGTCCACGCCGATGATGATTGGCGCCGACAGGTCCTTGTATTTCTCACGGTTCATTGCGTCGTCGACCAGACCTGATGATATGAACTGATCATCGCCTGCGTTGGGGAACTCGCCGTAGACCTCGACGTGTGCTTGAGATGAGTCAGGGCCATATTCGTCGATGATCTGCTGGTAGACCGCCTTGTCGGTGCCTTCAACAGTGCGCGCATCCACAACCTTTGTCTTCCAGAACTCCCGCTTGGAGTGAAATGTCTCATAAAAATACCCTGTGTTGCGCCGTGGGTTGGAAAACCCGAACCAGAAGCGGTTGGGCGTGTTCTCAGTGAAGAATCCGCTAGTCACCGACCAGATGGCGTCGTCAATACCCGACGCTTCGTCAAAGATTACCATCACACCGTCGTAGTTGTGCACACCCGCGTAGGCGTCGGGATTCTCAGCCGACCACAGTCGGCCCTCAACGCCCCAATATCTGGTGCCCTTCTTCAGGTCGCGCTCGACCAACTCCGTGATCCACTTGGCCGGCATCAGTCTGGTGGCGCTCACCTCGAACCAGTGGCTGTTGAGTGACATCGCCAGCCACTTAGTAATCTCCGCCCACTTACCATCCGCGAAGTCAAAGCCACCGAGGCGCGACTCAACGCCATCG